AACCCAGTGAATTGATTACCACTATATTGAATATAACCAAAGCAAACAGCCGCTAAAGCGTTTACAACAGAATCCTGAAATAATGCTACAGTTTGGTAAACAGTACTGCTACTTGAATAATTAAAAACTACATCAATCTTTAAGTGATTATTTGTATTTGTTGGGGTGATAGCTAACGACATATACTGGTCACCCTCATCATTTTCAGGAATGGTATTATCTCGCGGCAGTTGACTTGTACCTGTTGCTACTACTCCGTCCATGACATTAACAACCTGTACTAATCTAGCTTGTTCGACTCCAGCAAGTGTTTCAATAGTATCAACAGCTACAGTACTCATCTTACACCACCACCCAGTTTGAATTAGTCGGTACAGTTACCGTAACTCCAGTATCTATTGTTATTTCTCCAGCACTCATGGCGTTCTTATTTGTTGTGATTGTATAGTCAGCCAATACAGTCTGTGCGTTTTCATAAAATATATCATTAATAGCTCCTCCGCCTATTGACCCCCAAGCTGAACCGTCATTAACTTCTAGTTCGGACTCAGTTGAGTTAAACCTTAATTTACCAGCACCGTTTACTGGACGTTGTGCAGTAGTACCAGTTGCCACCTTAGTAGCTCCAGTACCAGCATCAGTTAAACCTGTAGCAGTTATTCCACCAGTAAACGTACCACCAGTTGATTTTGCTACAGTATCAGAAGTAGTAAACGAACTAAACGCATAGATGTTTAATTCATCATCTGTCGTTGGTGCTGAAGCAAGCACAACAGATGTTCCATTAGTTGCTGTATAGTCTACGCCAGCTTCCAGTACAACACCATTAAGGGTTACCATTATAGTACCAGCCGTATAACTTAGTGTTGCTAATAAATCATCAGCACCAGAATATGTTGTAGCAGTTGTTGTTGTATATGAAAATAAAGTAAATGTAGCTTCACTTGAAGCACTTCCCAATGGTGTCCATGTTATTGCTGTAGTACCAACAACCACAGGATTGTTTGTCGTACATATAAATAATTTGTCAGAGTTTGTAGTTCCTTCTTCAACCAGAGTAGCCGCACTTGGAAAATCACTACCAGCGTCCATAGCTGTAGCTCTTGACCATGCACCTGAAGCTACTACATAAATACCATTCTGTGTTAGATTTGTTTGTCCTTGAACTAATATTCTATCATCAGCTACTAACGCAACACCATCAACAGTTTGTGTTCCTGTTAAACTTATATTAGCTGTTGAAGTAGCTCTTACAGAGTTTTTCCATTTAAACAACCCACTTGAAGCGGCTTGTGCAGTAGTTGCAGAAGCGGCGGCATTTGTAGCAGATGTTGCAGACGCAGTTGCAGAAGTCGCGGCGGCAGTTGCACTTGTAGCCGCATCAGTTGCGCTTGTTACTGCGGTACTAATAGTTCCAGAAGTTAAACCATTCTCTAATCCATTAGCTGAACTATTCCATTGAATCATTTTACTAGCTTCTGGAGCTGGTAGTTTAAGACCATTCAAAGAAGAATTTGGAACTTCTACTTTACTTAATGAATCATCAGAAGCTTCTACAGCTAAATTAAATACTTGAGTATTAGCTAGGTCTAAATCAGCTTCAGTTAAATTACTTCCGTTAGCAAAATCTACAAGCCTAGACGAATCTGGTGTATTACGTTTAACTCTAAAAGTTACTGAACCTGCAACTGCTGGAGATATTTGTATCTGAGAATCAGATAGAAAAGTAAACGTAAGAGCCGCGTCTGTAGCCACGTTTGTTACGGAAACGTCTGTTCGATTTATGAATGAAAATGGTACACTCCACGTAGTCGTAGAGTCATTACCAGTATAATCGACGTAAGAGTTTGCCATTTATATATTCCTATTGTTTGTAAATATCAGGGAATTCTTGACTTAGGTTTTCTAAGTACTGTTTGATAATTAATGCATTGTTAAAAGGTATTAATTTTGTAATGTTTCTGAAATCATTTCTACTAATTTCTTGGTCGGTTCTTATTCCATGAGCAACACCTTTAATTGCTCCATCAGCTTTATTAACAACTGAAGCGGCTGGTATACCCATAAACATATCTGAAGCTAAACCAGTGCTTCTTCCATATCTAAAATAAGGGTCATTACCAGCGTGAGACCATATAGTATCTGCTATCATAGGAAGTATAGAAGCCCACCCAGCTCTTTGCCAAGAAGCTTTTCCAATTTCTTCTGGTGTTAACCTCTTAGCTAAGTAATCTTCTTCATCATGTCTACCTATTGCGTTTAGTTTTGTTTGTAGGGTATAACCAACTCCAGCAAACATAACAGAACTCATAAACATATTAGCTGTCTGTACGTCCGCCATTTCAATGTTGTATTGTAGTTGTTTAGTATAAGCGTTTAACATGAAACTTCTAAATTGAGTAAATAACTTACCTGTACTTGTATGCATATGCCATACAGAAGTACCTATATCATTTTCCTGTACAGCTTTTCTACCCATAATGAACATAGCATCACTTAAATCTTCTACAGCCCTACGTCCTTCTTCGGTTTTAGCCCACTTCTCAGTGTTGAATTTTTTTAATTTTTTTCCTTTAAACATATCAGACTTGCCATCATTAGCATATTTCTTTATGTGCTTTAAAACATTTTCTAATCCTTCATCTGTCATGCCATAGCTTTTAAGCCTGTTTCTATCTGTCTTACTTAATTTAGATAATTTAACTTCACCTAAATCATCAACAGCTCTATAAGCTAAATTTAAAAACTTTTGACCCATAGCTCTTGATGTCAATCTATGCATAAAAGAAGTTATAGGCATCATACCTGAAATGTCTGCTGTAATTTTTCTGCCTACACCCATAATAATATCAAGTTTTCCAGTTAAAGCCGCTTCGGGAAGTATATCATCATAACGTGTCATAACTTCGCCGCGCATTCTTTCTGTGCCTAGCCCGACAACTACTTCCATTTCGGAAAGAAAATCATCATCATCTACACCAGATTTCATAATTCTTCTTATTTCAGGAATTTGCGTAAACATTGTTCTCCAACCAACCATTCCTAAAGCATTCCCAAATTCAGCAATCTGTGCGAAACCAACTTGGTTCATATAAGTCATGAAGTTTAAATCTCTAAAAATTCTGGTTGACCTCTGCCAAAAAGCAGATGTATTTTCAACAGGTCTACCAATAACACTATTATATAATACCTGTAATTTATCAACATTTTTATTAACTTGGGCTTCAGTTAACGCTCCTAACTCTTTATTTTCCGCTACTACAGCTTCAAGATGTTTTTTAAACTCAGCTTCGCTTTTTATTCCTTTTTTAGCCAGTGCTATATGACCAGCCATTTGATGAATATAATTATCCATTAATACTTCAGCATCATCTTCTAATAAATCAGAAAATTTTATTTCATCATCTAGGTCATTTCTAAATGTTTTAAAATAATCATCATCAACAGTTGCTTCATTAGTTCTTGAAGGTTTAGTTATAAAAGCAGTTTCATCTATACCTAATCTAAATTTAGCTTGACTAGGTACACCAGTTTTCTGACCAGTTTTTTTACGCATAGAAACCATAATACTTTCTACAACACTATCTTCTAAATCTAATTCTTTTAAAAGTTCTTCCATACGTGCGGCATTATCAGCACCAAAATCTAATGTATTAATACCTCGTTTATCTAGGTCATCTAACTTCTTTAAATATGCGCTAGCTATTTTATCAGAATCAGCTTTACTTAAAGAATCATTAAATTTTCTAATTCCCCTAGAAACTAATTCAGTAACATTTCTTACACCATATCTTCTGTATAACATCAGTCGACGTTCTGTTTTATGTATTCTAGGTAAATACTTAGCATTTTCCATGACACCATCAAAACCTTTTACACCGCTTTCTTTTAAATCACCTAATATTCTTTTGTAATTTTGTGATATAGCTTCAGCCGCTTCTATAACATTTTCATCTTTACTAAGATTCCCTCTAATATGTTGAGATACTTGTTTCATAAACACTTTACGTTTAAAAGGTTTTTCATACCAAGTGTAAGCGGTGTTTGCGTACCAATTATCAAAAGCATGATTAGAAACTCGTTTATATAGTACTTGATAAACATATCTTAACTTAGTAGCTATTTGAGTTGCGGCTATTTCATTTGTAACACCTTTTACTCCAACCCCATCTTCAGCTAATAACTTTCCAAGACCTCTAGTTATTTTATTATCGCTTTCTAATAACCTTCCAACAATATCAATTCTTGGTAATAATTTTTGTAACCAATTTTTAGTAGTTTTTGGCACATTCATTCTGTTTAATATTTCTTCTGTACTTTCAGTATGAAATTGTTTTCCTGTTGTAGCTCTTTGCGCACCAGCAGTGTCTGTGTGATAACTACCATTCTCAGGATTCAAATTCATAACGTCATTAGAAAAATCTTCATTAAGTTTCTCGTTATCTTTTAAACCAGATTTACCGCTTCTATGAAACACAGCAGATAAACTACCGCCTAAAAATAAACCAACCCCACCAGCTAACAAAACATCTTTAATATCTAAATGGTCATTTGCTGTAGCTAGAACATTTTCTATTGCCATAGCTTCGCCAGCTACTATAGTACCATTAGTTAAACCTTTTTTTAAACGAGATACTTTATTAGCAGTAGTAATCCCTTTACCACCCCAAGTTAATGCAGAACCAGCACCAAGAGTAGCGAATGTTAAAGCTAACGCGGCTTCATCTATTAAATTATAACCTAATCTTTTTAAAAGACCGACACCACCCTGAGATTGTATAAGTTCTTCATTTTTTAAAGCTTGTTTTAGTTTTATTACTCTCATGCCATATTCAGTATCACTTCTACTTTTTATAATACTATCCCAAAACTCAAGAGGTACTTCATCTTCTATTAATCTTTCTTCTGTAAGAAAAAAATCTGGGTCTGTTTCTATTGATTCATAAGTATGAAGATAAGCCAAGTTAGCTATTGTATTATCATTATCTTGTATAGCTTGTTTAAGTTCTTCTCTAGTAGTTTCATCTTCTAACAAAGGAGATGGCATATTTAAACTTTCAAGAATAGGTATATTTGTAGTTTCTTCTACACTCCACCCATAATCAGTATCTTGTTCTTGTCTTGGTGTTAAAGAGTCTATAGGTTCAATCTGTGTTACAGGAGTAATGGGTAATTGATTTCCTTTATTTACATTACTAAATGTTGTGTCCACCATTAGTTAGAACCTTTTAAAATTCGTGAAAGCTTACCTTTATCTTTACCTATTTCGTCCATAATTATATCTCTATAAACTTCTTTACCATCAACAGTTTCAACAGCTTTTTCTTTTAGCTGAGTAATATACATTTGACCTAGTTTTTGCTGTTCTAAAATATATGCTGACATAGGCTCACCAGCTATTGCATCTGGTCTAATATGCCAGTTGTCAATATCTGCTATATTTAAAGGTTTAAGTTTAAGATTGCCTTGTTTCCAACCATTAGTAATTTGTATACCATCTACAAAATTATGATATTGTTTAACAGTATTAACAACTATTTTTGAGCGTTGTTCGTGTAATGCTTCTTTATTATTCTTTTCTTCAAACTCATTTTGCATAGAATCCCAATTAACATGGATTTGCCCATTAAAGCTTCCAAGCTGTGTATTATCATTTATATGTTTAATTATTTCATCACTTTTATTACCGCCAAACACTTCTATATTATTTGGAAGACGTATTGATAATTTACCGCTTTTTCTTAAATCAGTATTATTAGAATGAGGAACTAAAGTAAAAATATGTTCTCCATCTAAAAATATTTTACCATCTCTGTTTTCAAACTCAGAAGCTTCCTGTATGACCCTTCTAGTTACTAATAAGTCATGACGTGTATCTGTCTGCCTATCTATTTGTCGTCTGCTCATTAAAGCAGGTTGTTTTGATAAATCTATAATTTTTTCTTTAATTTTTTCTGGGAGTATTGTATCTTCGCCAATTACCCCATAATAGATTAAATCAGCAGTAATATCTTTAAGATAACTATCAACAGCTTCAGAATTTATATCAAAATTTACTGGTGATTCATCTGGAGTATAAAAGGTATCTCCTATTTTAACTCTTTGAGCTAACCACCTTTCTGTAATTTTAGTATATGCTTCCTCTATACTAGCATTCATATTAAGAGCTTTATAAGTTTGTATTTCTTTTTCTATTTTAAAAGCATCTCCATCACCAATACCTTTAGATTTTAACTTTTCAGTTATTGAATTACCACCTTTATAGTGTTCAGTAATCGCCTGTTTTGCTAAAGGTAAGTTCTCCTTTGATTTAAAAACTGCTTCCTGAACAGCCCTATGCCAGTCTTTCTGTTCTACAGTTCCAGATTCTATAATTTGTTCTAAAAGCATATAACGATTATCTTGTTCTGAATCCATGTGAAGACTATAAAATATTGGGTCAGCTTTCTTTAACGCATTTCTTATTTTTAAAGTCTCTGGGGTTAGCTGTGAATTTAATGCCCTAGCTAAAGGTTCTATT